TACTAGCTTCACTACTCGTGTTTGTAGACGATATATCTTCTGCTGATCCGAAAATATTTGCTGACATAAGTCCTCCTGTTATAGGTGCTCCCGAAGGAGCACCAAGTTAAATATTAACCGTATAATTTATAAGCAATAATCCAAGTAAATAATCCTTGAGCAGATGCAGTCGTAGTATTAGTGATCTGTAAGAATATATCTCTTGTTGCATTGATTGAAGTATTTACTCTTGGAGATAAAGCTGGAGCAGCATCGCTTGCAGTTGTATCTAAAAGAGTTGTGGTATAGTGAGCTCCTTCTGCAACAGTTGTACCGCCATCAAGAATTTCATCCGTAGCAGCAGCAACTAATTGCGCACCACCTGTAGCAGTTCCAACTTTTAAACCTATGTCACCTGAAGCAACAGTTGGTGAAGATGTACATACAAGTTGAATACTTGTAATAATTGATCTTGCTGGTTGTGCATAAGTAACTTCATTAGTTCCAGCAGTTGCATTTACTTTTGCAGTTGCAACAATGTCTTGACCTTGAAGTTTTGTGCCCACGTAATCACCTGATGAATTTATTTGAAAATTGTTTGTAAAAACACCAGTTGATTGATTTTTAGTAGCTCCAATGAATCCATTTTCGGATCGCACCGGTCCATTAAAAGTAGTATTCGCCATAATTATCCTCCTAGTTTTACGAACATAGTCTCTAGGCCGTCGACTATACGCGTCTATGTTCTGATTAATTGTATAGTGTTTTAAATATACATAAAAAAAGGGGCGAAGTAAATACTCCGCCCCCTCTTATCTTTTTAAGCTTGATTAATCGGCTTACGTTGATCCTGATGAACCAAATACACATCTAGGGTCTGAGAATCCAAAAGAATATCTCTCTCTAGCTTTGTATCTGACATTACCAGTATCAAAGTCACCTTCCATCGCAGTTCTTAGTGGTGATCTGACGAAATGTTTAAAGCCATTAGGTGCATCAGTGATGATAAAGAAAGCATTCACGTCATTTAAGAAGTGATTTACTCTGTAGCCTTCTGGAATCATATTCATGTTATTAATAGCGTTTATGTCATTGTCAGCAGTTCCAACTCTTAGCGGCGATTTTAGGATTCTTTCAGCAGTAAACTGTAATTCTTTTGGAATTATTAGTTTTCTACCTTGCATCGCTATTCTTAAGCCTCTTTCATCGATAAATGCAGCAATTTTAATTAATGCATCCTCTAATGAAGTTTCACTTAAGTCCGCTTGTGTTGAAAACGTGTTCACCAAGCTATTACCAGAAATAGTTGGGTGATCGGTAGCACATAAAGGCTTACCGTCTCCACCTAACTGTGAAGTGCTGAATGCATTATTAAGAATTTCTGCACCCTTCACTTGTTTGGTATTTGCCATGGATCTCGCCAACGCTCTTGCGTAACGATTACCGAGTCTGTCATACAAGTTATCTTCAATTGCTTCTTCAGTAATTGCAAATGCTAGTGCAACAGTTTGGTGTGTATATCTTGATGTGAATACTTCTTTCGCATCATCGAATACAACCGATGCACCCTCAGCTTTGGTGCTTGCGCTACCAAATCCTGAAAGCATTACTTCTTCTTCAAAAGCTCTATCTGATGTCTCTTGTGTGAAGATTTCAGCAGTCTCGTTTTCGTATCTGTCATACTCTAGTCCGAATAGTGCATTCAGACCAGGCTCTAGTTCTTTAACTAGCTGTGCTCTTGATATTGCCATAATCTATATACTCCTATTACGATTGACCTACAGTACCAGACTTGTACGAGTGCTCGTTGATTATTACTAGAACGTCTACACCTGAAGCGGCCGAAATGTCTGAGTTTGAAGGATCCTGTGAAATATCAACAGCTTTCAATTGGAAAGTTGAAGATGAATCAGCAGTAGCCACATCGAGACTCACTCTTGATTGACCAGATAAAGTATCACCAGTTGTTGCATTCGTTTTATAGTTTGCAAACAAGTGAGATACTGTAAATGTTGCGTCTGCATTAATTTCAAACACAACGTCTGGACCGTCAATAACTTGAGCCACAATGTCATTCGCAGAAATCGAACCTGGATAGAAGTTCTTAAATGTCGGTTTTTGAGTTGTCGGATCAGTGTAGAACACTCCGTTGAAAACACCAACTAATGGGTTATCAGTTGCTCCAGCTCTTTCGATTGTACCGTCAGCCTTCGTTTTAACTAAATCACCCTGAAATATCGCAGTCGCATAATTTTTAAGAATACGATATCTGTTTTGTGCTCCATTGTACGGAGTTCCATCTAACTGTCTAGCAGGTCTCAAACCGAAATTGCCAGTGTCGTTTGCCATCGTTTTTAGTCCTCTACTTAGTTAGTTGTTAGTTTTATCTTTGTAGTGATAACAAAAAAATTATTTTTTTGAACCACCACCAAAGGTTACCCTTGATTGCCTTTCAATATTGATAGGCATCTCAGGACGCTGCTCCTTCATAAGATCATTATCAACCGCTTGTATTTGTTCGCGAGTTTTAGTCTCGAAATATTCTTTCCGCGATTGCATGACCTCTTCCGGTATCCTTGCAAGCAAATGGCCACCAACCCCGATGATCCCTTGGTGTTTACCTTCCTGAATCGTTGGATAATCGTGAGGACCTATCTCTTTGAGAACGGTCTCTGCTCTCACAAATTCCCAACCTTCCCTCAATGCTTTAGAGACGTTTGCAGAATCCATGAAACCCATGGTCTCTGCTCTAATCCATCTCTGAACCATTCCCTGAGGAGCAGGCGGAGCATCTAAACTTGATGGAGGAGTCCAATCTGTTTTTCTTTTTGTTTTAGATCGCATTTCAGACTCGCGCGATGACGTTTTATTTTTATCTTTTTCCATATTTTCTCCTATTTAACGTATTTCGCGTATTCCTCTAGTGGCACCCCTAATTTTTTAGCTATCGCTACCTGTGATTTGGTGAGTCTCACAGTCTTGCGTCCACTTTGGTTACGCACTGCAGGTGCAACGGTTTGGACGGGTCTCCTTTGCGCCTGATTTTGACCAAACTTTTGAGGAAAATATCCTCTTATTTGTTTGTCCAATTCATTATAATACTCATCTGAGTCTCCTTCAACCCCACTTCTTATCAAATTTTCATGAATCGCCATCGCAGCATTATGCATGACTGGGTCATCATTAAACCAAGAGTTTTCGTCCACCCATTTTTGTGCTTTATAACTTGGTATTGCTTGATTTTGAGGTGTTTGAGTCTCAGGTGGAATCATGGAGTCATCCGGTTTTTTTGACTCTTGTTCCTTTACAAACTTTGTTTGAGCTAATCTTTCTTTCTCAATAGCAACTTGTGTTAGCTTTTGATTTGCTTCAACAATTGATTTTGCGTCTTGATTTTCAATTGCTCTTTGTAACAAAGTATTTGCAGTAGTCTCATCATTAACTAATCTTTTTTCAAATTCATTTAAGTAGTTCTCTTCCATTTTAGGATATTGACTCTTAAATTTTGTTACCTCTGACTTAAGACCTTGTGCATATTGTAATGCTGCCTCAGCTCTTCTATCAGCTTCTCTTCTAGCCTTAGTTAATTGATTAATTCTTTTTTGAACACTATCTGATGCTTTTGTTAAATCAAAACCATCATCTTGTTTTTGTTTATCTTCAACAATGTCAATTGGTGTTTTATCTCTAATGATTTCAGAACCCTCTTGTTCAATCTGTTCTTTTTGAAGATTGACATCTTTAGATTCTGTTTCCATTTTTGCAGGCTCTACATCAATGGTTTCTGGTTTTACATCATCTGTATCTAAATCAACTTCAACATCATTTTTACTTATTTCTGCCATTTGTCCTCCTAATATAAATGCAGTATATCCTCAGGATTACTGATTGTTGCGATGATCTCATCATCGTTTAATATTCGGACTTCAGCTCCTTCTATTTTAAAACGAGAACCAGCGTATCTGCCGAAGATAATCCAATCACCCTTCTTGCACCACGCACCAGTTGGAAACTTATCCTTGTCCTGGTATGCTAATGGACCAAGTTTTAAAACATACGCACACACTGTTGTCATTTGTATTGTCTCTGCTGTTTGATCAGAAAGAATAACACCACCCTTAGTCTTTTTAGGACCACTATACGGTAAAACTAATAATCTATATCCAGTCGGCTCTGGCAATCTCTCTAGGGAGGATTTATCAATAGACGTTGGATCTAGGAATAGTTTTTTTACTTCTTCTTGTGATTTATATGCATTTAATAAAGCAGGTTCATGCTTATTAACTTCAGCTGTCTTCGTCTTCATTTGGCTCCTGTTTCTTTAGCAGGTCTGTTAAGTCCCTGTGCAGATCCTCATTGGACCTGATTTGCCCTATTATATACTTATACTCCTCAAAGGTGTCAACACCTAATTTGATCTTCTCCGTTAGAGCATCGGTTTTATCTTTTAGAATTTTTTGAATATATTTTACGGTACCGTAGTCCACACTATCTCCGATATTTCTCTCTCCAATAATTAGCTCTCTCTAATCGTCTTACCCTATATTCGAGGTTGGTATATCTGTAAAATATCTTAAGTTTAAGAAATTTAAAAAAATTAATTAACACTTCCATCGTCTACGAGCTTGTCTAATTCTTGAATTTGGATCATTTCTAGTTTTTGCACTAGCTCTTTTTAACTGACCAAGCGAACGAGCGCAATAACTTTTTCTTCTTTTAGCAGCTTTTGATCCTGGCTTAACTTTACCAGTTACAGCTGTTTGTAATTTAGATCCTGGATTCATACGCCTATACGCAGCCACACCAGCTTTAGTCATACCAGCTCCAGATTTGGTTGGTCTAAAATTTTTTTTATTTCTAGCTGGCATTCCACCTTTTTTCATCTTAGCTATCTTTTCTAATTTCTCTGCTTGCGATGCATGAGCTTTTGAAGCTTTTTTTAATTTACCAGCAACCTGTAAAATACCACCTTTGTTTTTACTTACTACTTTATTTTTCGGTCCTCCAAATGTTTTTCTAAAACCTATACCTTTGTAATCTGACGATAAATCAATATAGAATTCTTCTTTTGCATTTAAACCAGGTAAATCTTTTTCTTCCATTT